CCCCACCATAGAAGGAACAGTATTCAGACGAAACAAACTGGACGGTGAAAGCAAGCATCCTTGGAAAGCAGAAGTCACTGAAGGGGACAATGGGGTAGCACCATCTACGATTTCCAGTTGGTTTACCTCGGTTTATGAACCGGACTTCACACCGGTAACGCCGACCATAACCATCACAACTGAGCCGGCTACCCTGACTGAAGTAACAGCTGGTAGTATCACAGGAAGTCTTTCTGTTGTGGCAAGCGCCAACACGTCAAATCCTGTGACGTATCAGTGGTATGAAAATACCGTTGACAGTTCTACTGGCGGTACAATCATCAACGGGGAAACATCTGCAAGCTTTGATATACCAACAGACCTGCTGGCAGACACTTACTACTATTACTGTGTTTTAAGCTCTAGTGGTGCAGAGAGTGTAACAACCTCCGTAGCTACTGTTGTTGTATCGTAAGGGAGGAATGATCATGGCAGATGGAAAATTGAAGATTGATGAAGCTGCTGAAGAAAGAAGCACCACCATTGATATTGGGGGTACTGAGTTTAAAATGGTTCTTACCACCAAAGCTACAAAGGAAATTGCTAAACGGTATGGTGGGCTTGAAAACCTGGGTGAGAAGCTGATGAAAAGTGAGAACTTTGAACTCGCACTGGATGAGATTGTCTGGCTCATTACGCTTCTAGCGAATCAATCCATCCAGATTCATAACATCAGAAATAAGGATGATAAAAGGGATCTGATTACAGAAGAAGAAGTGGAGCTTCTCACCACGCCCTTTGATCTGGCGAGTTACAAGAATGCCATTATGGCAAGCATGATGAAAGGCACCAAAAGGAATGTGGAGAGTGAACCCTCAAAAAACGAGGTGGTCGGGTAAGTGATGAAGAACTCTTTACCCGACTGATTTATTATGGAACTACTCATCTAAGTAGAAGAGAAAATGAAGTATGGCTGATGCCCATCGGCTATTTGATGGACCTTTGGGAATGCCATAAGCAGTTTATTGGTATCTCAAAACCAAGGAAGGAATATACCATCGATGAGCTGATTCCAGAATGGCTCTAATGAAATCACGTTTTTATTACGCTGATATCGAAATAAATTAGATGAAAACACAGAACTGAATTGTTGATTACGCTGACACCGAAAAAAGGTGTCTTTTTTCATGCTCTGAAGGAGGAGGTGAGGAGATTGTCAGATTCGTTTGGATTCAAGCTGGGGATTGAAGGGGAGCGTGAATTTAAGAACGCATTAAGAGATATCAATCAAAGTTTTAAGGTGCTGGGGTCTGAGATGAACCTAGTCACATCCCAGTTTGATAAACAGGATAAATCGGTTAGGGCCATCACTGCAAGAAATGAAGTCCTAAACAAAGAGATAGATACACAGAAAAACAAAATTAGCACCTTGGAATCTGCCTTAAAGAATGCCGCCGAATCCTTCGGAGAGAATGACAAGCGAACGAAAGCGTGGCAGATACAACTGAACAATGCCAATGCGGACCTCAATAAGATGGAAAAAGAGCTGGATGACAACAACAAAGCTCTTGATACAGCCAGTGATGGTTTTGATGATGCCGGTAAGGAAGCTGACAAGTTTGGAGATGAGATTAAAGATTCAGCTAAAGTAGCAGATGACTCCGGTGGAAAGTTTGAAAAACTAGGTTCTGTCATGAAGGGAGTAGCCGCCGGTATTGGAGTGGCCATGGCAGCCATTGGAACTGCAGCAGTGGGTGCGGGAAAGAAGCTGTATGATATGGCCAATGATGCAGCCGCTGCCGGAGATGAAGTGGATAAAGCTAGTCAACGCCTTGGGCTATCGAGACAAGGTTATCAGGAATGGGATTATGTCTTATCGCAAAATGGTGCCAGCATTTCATCTCTAGAAAATGGAATGAAAAAACTGAACAACACAGTTGACGATGCCATTAATGGTAGTTCCTCCGCCACCGAGAAGTTTGAGAGATTGGGAATCTCTATGGCAGACCTTCAGGGGAAATCACGTGAAGAAGTCTTTGAGATGACTGTTAAAGGACTTCAAGGAATCGCTGATGAAGGTGAAAAAGCCGCTATTGCTAATGACCTTTTTGGGACATCTTCTGTTGAACTTGGAGCTCTCTTAAACCAAACGGCAGAAAGCACAGATGCTCTAAAGAATAAAGCCAGTGAACTGGGACTTGTGATGAGTGATGAATCCATTGATGCTGCAGTTAATTACACCGATGCCATGGATAATCTCACTCGTTCCTTTGCCGGGGTGAAAAACAATATCACCTCGCAGCTCCTTCCCGGATTCACCATGGTTCTTGATGGGCTTACCGGACTGATCACTGGTCAAGAAGGAGCAGCAGAGCAGTTAAAAGAAGGAGCCAGACAAACGGTGGACCAGATTGCAGTTATTTTGCCGCAGATTTTAGATGTGGTGACTGGACTCATAGCTGCCATTGCTGAGGTAGCACCGGATTTAGTTCTCGCTCTTGTAAATGGTATTTTGGATAACTTGCCAACTCTTATTGAAGCGGCCACCAATATTATTATGACCATCGTGGGTGGACTCATCGAAGCTTTACCTCAGATTACAGAGGGGGCACTTCAACTGGTGCTGACTTTGGTAGATGGGATCATCGCCAATCTACCAGCACTTGTAGAAGCAGCCCTTGTGATGATTGTAACCCTTGCCACGGGTCTTGGTGAAGCACTACCCGAGCTGGTTCCTTCCATTGTTGAGGCGGTTATTCTCATTGCTCAGACGTTGATTAATAATCTGGATTTGGTGCTTGATGCAGCCTTTCAGATCATCAGTGGATTGGCTCAAGGTCTACTTAATTCATTACCAAAACTAATAGATGCCCTGCCACAGATCATCAATAGCATCATCACCTTCATTACAAATAATCTACCTAAAATTATCGAGATGGGCGTTCAGCTGACCATTCAACTGGCAGCAGGACTGATTAGAGCCATTCCGCAACTTGTCAGTCAGCTTCCACAAATCATCTCGGCAATTGTGACAGGACTGGGAAGAGCCATTCCTTCCATGATGGATGTGGGAAGAAACATCGCTAGAGGTCTATGGGACGGTATCTCATCTATGATCGGTTGGTTGAAAGGGAAAGTCGACAGCATGGTCAGCGGCATTGTTAAAGGAGTCAAAGGTGTTCTTGGAATCCGATCCCCGTCTAAAGTGTTCGCCGGTATTGGTGCTAATATGAGTGAAGGTATTGGAGAAGGCTTCACTGAAGCCATGAGTGGAGTGGAAAAAGACATGCAGGGAGCTATTCCTACAGACTTTGATTTAGATCTGAACTCTCAAGTTTCTGGAAGTCTCGGAGGATCAGAAGGGGCAGTCTTTGATGTAACCATACCATTAACCATTGATGGGAATATTTTAACCCGTGTCATTGCCCAGCTTCAGTGGAATCAGAATACCGTCACTGTTAGAAATCTTGGAGTGGCAGGATCATAAAACAGAGAGGAGGGATGGCCTTGATTGAAATCTATGCAGGAAGCACACTGCTTCAAAGCATCAAAAAAGTTATGAGTGCTAATGTCAGAGAAACCTTGGAAGGAGAGCACACCCTTTCCTTCACGGTACTTGCAAAAACAGCACTGGCACTTAAGGTAAAACAGATCGCAAAGCTGGATGATCAGTATTTTGAAATCGTTCAGATTTCTAAGTGCCTTCAGGGTAGCCTTCCTATCTGTTCGGTGATCTGCGAACATGTCTCCTATGTCCTGAACCATGAGATGTATAACATCACAGAGTTTGATTTCACAGGAGATCCGGCTGCAGGACTTGCTCAGGTTCTTTCAGGAACTCCTTTTAATGCGGGTGTTGTTGACTATACAGAAAGTGTCACCATGAAGATCAATCAGGAAGTCTCTAGAAGGGCAGCCCTGATGCAGTACATTGCCATCCTAGGCGGGGAGATTGAGTACGATGGATATAACATCAACATTCGAAGTCACAGAGGAAGTACCGACTATATCCCGGTAATGGATTCAAGGAACGTAACCAATGTGGCGGTATCCCATGATTCAAGGGAGAATGCATCTTCCTATGACATCTCATTCTTTAAACTCTTGAACCTAGCAGTGGGAGATAATGTACAGATTGTGTTTAGTCCACTGGGAATCAACGTGAAGACGAGAATCATCTCCCTAGAATACAATCCCTTTTATAGGTACAACATTCGTGTTGAAGTTGGGAGGTATAGACCCAGCATCTCAGATACCTTTTACCGGATTGAAAGTTCTTTAAATAATGTGGGAAGCTCAGTGGATGACATCCAAACACAGGTGAATGACCTGGGAGTATCATATACCATCGTTTCCAATCTGGTAGTCACAGAAACCACCATTGATGTGACCTACACCGTGGAGAAGGGCGATACCCATCAGTATCATGCCCAGTATCAATACACCACAGACAGTGGAGGAAGGATTACAAGCATTACCCTTGATAACATTTTCTCGGAGCTTCTTTTAAAAGAAGTCTCTACTTTAACAGTGGATATGATGAGCTTTTATATCGAATATGCAGACGGAACAACAGCAACGTATAACTACACGGTGGATAGCGGCGGAAGAATCACCAGCGTCACAAAAGTATAAAGGAGGGCTGAATCCATGAGCTATGATCATATTTTTAATAATACCTTGGCCATCTGGACAGCCTTTGGTGGCCGGGGAGAAGTCCTCTTTACCATTCCAACTTTAAGCTGGACCAAGAAGTACTATAACAACTTTGGGTATACCCAATATGGCAGTGAGAAGCAGATCAATGTTTATGATAATGGCAACGCTCAGATCGCAGTATACTATGCAAAGACTCCCTACATGTCTTATTGGAACAAGACCACAAAGCAGTGGACGGTGGTCAGCGTTCCTTGGTGGTCTTATGGCCAGCCGGAGATTCTTTATGCAGCTGATGGTGTGTTTATTGCAAAAATCGTAGGGCTTGCCAATGTCATCGCATCCTTTGATGGCATCACATGGCATAATGCGGGTTATTGCCCTGGCGCCTATAATGCCATGACCTGTGGTGCCTATGACATGGCCAGAGGGTCCGGTATTGTCAGTTGGTGGTACTACAAGTCACCGGTCTATTACAGCTTTGATTCCCTTGAGGAAAGAACAGCATGGACCTTGGTCGGTGAGGATGGGACCTCGGTACCGATCTTTAAATATCTAACTACGCATAAGGGAAACTTTGTGGGTGTGGTTGGTGGCGATAAATCCATAGCGATAGCCAGTTCAGCAAGTCCAGGTCTTTGGACCACAACCATACCTGAGGATGTGAACGACACCCGGTATATGTTTATCCGGTCTGTGAATGATGTCCTCTTTGTGATGAAGTTCAATTACACCAATGTGGGCGGTGATTACACCTATTATGTGAAGCTCTGTGTGCTGAGTGACGATGCTACGCAGATTACAGAGACGAACCTTTCATGGGTCGGGGATCTGGCCAACAACAATATCCCAAATCCAAGAAACATCATCTGGATGGAGGACTGGGGCAAGTTTGCACTTCTTAAAGAGAGTATGCTCTGCGTTTCCAATGATGGACTGTACTGGGAAGGGGTAGAACAGCCGGGGTTCACCACCAGTCAGTATGACACCTTTGATGGTGCTATGTATATTCCTGGTGACGGTTTCTATGCCAAGGCAAGCGGCTATGTGTATTACGCTCCGTATTAAACAAAACGATTAATGAATATGATGATGGCGCTCTTAACCGGGCGTCTTTTTATATACAAACTTTTATGAAAGCGAGGAAAAAACATGAGAGATATTTGGACCTTTCTTCAAATGGCTTTTGCAGCCATTGGTGGTTGGCTTGGTTGGTTTCTTGGAGGATACGATGGATTTTTATATGCCCTGATTGCCTTTGTGGTCATTGACTATCTGCTGGGAGTGATGTGTGCCATTTTGGAGAAACACCTTTCCAGCGATGTAGGTGCTCAGGGCATCTTCAAGAAAGTGGTGATTTTTTCATTGGTAGGGGTGGCCCATATAATTGATCAGAACATCATCGGAGATGGCAGTGCCATTAGAACTGCAGTGATTTTCTTTTATCTATCTAATGAAGGAATCAGTATTATTGAAAATTCAACAAGACTTGGGCTGCCTATCCCTGAAAAGCTAAGAGACATCTTGGAGCAGCTAAAAGACGGAGGGGACAAGGATGGCACTAAGTAATTTAAAAACAAAGTACATGACCAGAAATGATTGCTATACAGCTGGGAGAAAGATTATGCCTAAAGGCATCATGGTTCATTCTACTGCCACACCGGGCGTGATGGCTTCTGATTGGTTCAGCAGATGGAATAAATCCTACAAGGCTGGTGAAATAAACAGACAGGTCTGTGTTCATGCCTTCTTGGATGATAAGGAAATCTGGCAGTACCTGCCTTGGAACCACAGAGGCTGGCATGCAGGAGGAGATGCGAATAATACACACATCAGTTTTGAGATCTGTGAGCCAGGTGGGTTTTCTTATTCTGGTGGTTCTAACATGGTGGGCTATGATGTGAAGAAAAATGAAGCCTACTTTAGAAAAGCATGGCAGAATGCAGTAGCCCTTTGTGTCCATCTCTGCAGAGAGTATGGTCTGACTGAGAAAGACATTATCAGTCATGCAGAAGGAAATAAGAAGGGAATCGCATCAAACCATTCCGATGTGGGCCACTGGTTTCCAAAGCATGGAGAGAATATGGATACCTTTAGGGCAGCGGTAAAGCAGGCCCTGGCAATAACGGATGAAAAGGTTCAAAGCTTTCAGGTGGGTGATGTGGTTTCTATTAAGCCATCAGCGTTTAAGTATTATCCCAGTGGACCTACAATCCCAGCATGGGTCAAAGAGCTTCACCATAAGGTAACGCAGACGGACTTTAATAATAAGCCAGTAATTCATGCAGGAAAGGTATGCGTCCTTCTTGGTAAGCGGGTGGATAAGAAAACAAAGCAGGAATCAGCCGGTATTATGACATGGGTAAATGAAGATGAGCTGATTCTTGTGGATCGTATAGGGGATGACATTGAGGAAGATATCCAGCCTAAGAAGTATTATAGAGTTCAGGTTGGGGCTTTCAGTAGTCGAGAGAATGCAAAGAACCTCATGAAAGAACTGACGAAAGCCGGCTTCAAGTGCTATGTGAAATACGAATAAAAATAAGGCTAATCAAACAATATTCAATGTTTGGTTGGCCTTTATTTTTTGCCGGTTAGCTGTTTGCTAAGACTGATTATTAATGGGGTGGAAACCCTTGTAATGCTTGACTTATAGGGGCTTTAGAGTGATATATAGACTACCCCAAATAGAAAGGAGGACGCAGCATGCGAGTTAGGGTAATCAAACCGATTGCAGCGAAAGAGAAGAAATTAAAAGTTTGCGCATACGCTCGAGTTTCAACTGATAGCTTGAAGCAGGAAGACTCTTTAGAAAATCAGACATCTACCTATGAGCGTATCATTACATCAAATCCAGCTTACGAATATGTAGGCATTTATGCTGACCAAGGCATCTCAGGTTACTCAGAAAATAGACCAGCATTTAAATCTATGATTGAGAAAGCCAGGGCAGGAGAGATTGATCTCATCATTACAAAGTCGGTTTCAAGATTTGCACGAAATACCGTCACCGTTCTAAAAGTTGCAAGAGAGCTTAAGGAACTGGGTGTCGGTATTTTTTTTGAAGAACAAAATATCAATACTTTATCAGGGGATGGTGAGATGATGCTTACTGTCCTCGCTTCTTTTGCCCAGGAAGAGTCCAGAAGCATGAGTGAAAACAACAAGTGGGCCATGAAGAAGAAATTTGAGAGGGGCGAGATTATGGTCAACACCAAGCGCTTTATGGGCTATGACAAAAACGAGTATGGTGAGTTGATCATCAACCCTGAGGAAGCAAAGATAGTACAGAGAATTTTTGACATGTACCTTCAGGGAATCGGATCTTTCAAAATAGCATCAAAGCTAAATGAAGAAGGGGTTCAGACGATAACAGGAAAGAAGTGGCAGGATTCCACAATTAGAGGCATGTTAAAGAATGAGAAGTACAAAGGTGATTGCCTTCTTCAGAAATACTATACCCCTGAAAACATGAGAGGAAGAACCGTAAGGAACAATGGAGAGATCCAAGCTTACTACATTGAAGAAAACCACCCAGCCATTGTAGGAATTGAGGACTGGGAGAAAGTCCAAGAACTCATGGAAAAACGAAAGAGAAAAAGAAAAATAGGCACAGGTGGAGTAGAGAAGTACAAGAACAGATATCCCTTGTCAGGAATGCTGATTTGCCCACACTGCAGAAAGACCCTAAGACGAAAGCAGGTCTACAACAAGCGCATTGAGTGGTGGTGCTCCACCTACATTACTAAAGGAAAAACCACCTGCAAAGGGATAAAGATAGCTGATGAAATCGCATCAGAGAAAAACATTACAGAGCAAACAGTGATAGAGGAGGTTATGATCGATGGCGAGAAGCATTACAGTTATACCAGCAAGACAGACTATGACAGGGGAATCAGAAACGAACCAGATACCCCAATTGCAAAGAATGGCAGCGTACTGCCGAGTGTCAACAGACAACGAAGAACAGCTATTAAGCTATGAAAATCAGGTAAGATACTATACGGAATACATCAACAACAGCCCACTTTATACTATGGCTGGCATTTATGCCGATGAGGGGATTTCAGCCACCAATACAAAGAAGCGTGAAAACTTCAATCGAATGATAAGAGACTGCAGAGACGGGAAAATAGACATGATCATTACCAAGTCCATCAGCCGATTTGCAAGGAACACACTGGACTGCTTGAACTTTGTTAGAGAACTTAAAGAGCTAGGTGTGGGAGTTATATTTGAAAAGGAAAATATTAACACACTTGATGCTAAAGGAGAGGTTCTGCTAACAATCCTATCATCTCTTGCTCAGGATGAAAGCAGATCCATTAGCGAGAACTCTACCTGGGGTATAAGGAGGCGATTTGAAAACGGACAGTTCAAGATGAGCACAAAGCGTTTTCTAGGCTATGACACTGACGAGAATGGTAAGCTGATCATCAATCGAGAACAGGCTAAAATTGTAGAGCGGATCTACGATGAGTACCTTTCAGGGAAGACCGTAGACCACATCAAGCGAATACTTGAAAGAGAAGAAGTGAAGAACTGGAATGGAACGACCAAGTGGCATGCAAAGACGATTCAAAGCATGCTTCAGAATGAAAAGTACAAGGGCGATGCTATTTTGCAAAAGAGCTACACCGTTGATTTCTTAACTAAAAAGAGAGCAAAGAATGAAGGCCATATTCAGCAGTACCACATCGAAGAAAACCATGAAGCCATTATTGACCCGCTGATTTGGGAAGCGGTCCAGCTGGAATACGATAGAAGAAGTAACTACATCGAGGAACATGGGACCAACTCTTACTCACACAATCCAGAAAGAAATTTCTTTGCAGGAAAGGTAGTCTGCGGTACTTGCAATCAGGCATTCACCAGAAAAGGCTGGAAGTCAAAGAACAGTTACAGAAAGGTATGGCAATGCCAAGAACGCTATAAGGTCAAAGGGATGCAGGGCTGCACAAACAGGCACATTGATGAAGCTATTCTGATTGAAGCCTTTATCCTTTCCTGGAATGCACTCCTTGATAACAGAGAGGAGCTTAAAAAGAAATGGGAAACTACCGCAGAGTTTGGAAACCCGCTGGAGCAGTACAGAGCTGTCCAGTTTGCAGATATGACCGAAGGTGCAAAACATATTAAAGAAGTCGATACGGAGTTCATATTAAGAACCTTGGACCACATCAAAGTTTATGAAACGGGGAGTCTCATCATCCGCTTTATGGACGGAACGGAGATGGAGTGTAATGGATCATAATATGAAAACTATCATTGCCAGATGAGTAACTAAGTAGTATAATTGTTCATATCCCCCCAGGGGGGATAATTTTCTTAAGGGGGATATGAATGGAACAGATAAAAAGAGCTATAGATAAGTTTACTTCCTTTACTAGTATAAAAACAATTATGTTTCTGGCTATACCAGCCATGATTGAGAATATATCGCAAGTGTTCATTGGAGTAGTGGATACGTATTTTGTAGGCAAGTTAGGAACCGAAGCCATTGCCGGTGTAGGAGTCACAAACTTGACGATGAATGTATATATCGCATTTTTTCTTGCATTAGGAATAGGAACTACAGCTATTGTATCGAGATTTGTCGGAGCTGGTGACAATGAAAATGCAAATCATGCTGTAAAACAGTCATTAATTATGAGTATCACCATCGGCCTAGGATTTGGTATTATTAATTTGATCTTTGCAAAACAAATATTGCTACTGCTTGGAGCTGAGAATAGAGTTATTGAATACGCTTTACCATACTTTTTTGCAGTTGCAGTGCCATCTGTTTTTTTATGTGTAAATATGGTTCTTTCCAGTGCTTTAAGAGGTGCAGGAGATACAAAGACACCAATGAAAATTGCAATTTTAGCAAATATCATAAATGCTATACTTGATTATGTTTTGATTTTTGGTATTTTTAGTTTTAATGGTTTAGGAATTGTAGGCGCAGGATTGGCAACTACAATAGCAAGAGTAATAAGTGTTATGCTTTTGATGAAGAAGATTAATGG